TTGGCCATGACTTTTAAGCGGTCACTATGAGTTGTGCCGCCTTTCCATCGTTTGCCAAGTGTGCCGGGACAATGTAGACGGAAAAGCCCTTCAATGGTCTTATATGGTTTGCCTGCGGCAACGGCAACGGCAACCACTCCGCAATTCTCTTTGACTTCGACATCTTCGGGTAATTGAAAGCCTTCTAACATGGTTAAACCCTCCCGTTTCTGATTTCTTCTAAGCGATGGTCACGGTCATAGTAATCAACCCGGATAATCTCAACGCCACAATCAATCAGTGATTGGATGTAAGCCTTTGCCTCTTCAATGGTGTCTTCGCATCCGACAAAAGCTTTATGCGGTGTCTCTGCTTCGTACCTAATCATAATCAACTCCCTTGCTTAAATTATGCCTTATGCCTGAAGTTCTTTGCGTGTCTTTGCTAAGGCCTTAGGCAAAACTTCGTTTCTATATTGCCATGCGTGTCTGATTAGACTGCTGTTGAACAGTAGCTCGGGGTCTAGTCCTAATTCGTAACATTCTCTGACTGCCATGTGTGCGTACCATTGCATGGTTTCCTCGCGGTCAATCATTTCTTTGAATGACAATCCTTGCCAACCGGCGTGAAATGTCTTCTGCCAATCGCCGTACCACATAAAAGCAAAGCTTAGTTTCTTTTGCTGTTCTTTGTTCATTGTCGCGTCTCCTATATTCGCGTTTCGTTGTGTCCCATTATATCCAGCAATGTGGCCAGAATGAGGCACAATGTGTTCATTTCAAGGTAATTTCAGGGTCATTTCATGGCATATATTAGTGGACAGTCTTGGTGATTGTGTTATTATGATGCTAGGAATTGCAAGGGTTTATGGTGATTAAATGGATGGCGGAGCATTTTTATACACATTGAAAGAGACACAACCACGCGCGGCATTGCATAGTAATATATATATTACATACGGCAGACAGTACCGGAACGGATACAAGGCATGATTACCCACGGCATCCAAGATGGTACGGGGGGGATGCGCAGACCCGACCATGCCCCTCGCGCACGGGCGCGCGTTTTCTGTGTTAAATACCTATTACCTACACACACGGAGCAAGCATGACTAAGATAACCAAATCACGCACAGAACAAGTCGTATTAATGCTGGAAGACGGTTACAGCCTGATGCAGGCTTGCAAGGACGTTGGCGTATCCCGTGCTGGCTTTTACAAGCGCATGGGCGCTGATAAAGAGCTGGAGGGCAGGGTATATGCTGCAAGAGCGCAAAGCGCTGAGAGAGCCTTAGACGAGCTTGACGAGATTTACATAAATGCGTTAGAGGGGCGTAAGTCCTATGACCCTAATGTGCTTAGGGACTACGGGGCGCACGTTCGATGGAAGGCTAAGGTAGCTATGCCTGAGCGTTATGGTGAGCAGAAGAACCGTGCTGGCGTTGAGGTCAGTGATGGTACTGTTCGTATTTTGTGGGAGACAGAGTAATGGAAGACAAGCAGTTGAAGATGCTACGGCGTAAGGCTAAGTTAAGCTTGGCTGTGGCAAAACCGTTTCTAAAGATTGGTAATTACTTTTGGCGGATTCATATTGATGTGCTAGGCCAGATAGATAAGCTTAATGGTAGACGTTAAGATACCCTATAAGCCGCGTCCGTTACAGGCGGATATGCACAAAGACTTGAGGCGCTGGAACGTGCTAGTGATGCACAGACGCTTTGGCAAGACGGTATGGGCGGTTAATCAGTTAATTAAGACTACACTTACTTGCCCATTGCCACGGCCTAGGACAGCGTTTGTTGCCCCTACCTTTGCTCAGGCTAAACGGATTGCTTGGGATTATGTCAAGCATTATGCCGGGGTTATACCGGGGGTGACGTTTAACGAAACAGAACTACGGGCTGACTTTCCTAATGGTGGAAGAATCATGCTGCTATCCGCTGAGAATCCGGATTCGCTTAGAGGGATTTATTTAGACGAATGTATCTTTGACGAATTTGGTATGCAGAACCCAAGGGTATGGGGGGAGGTTGTTAGACCAGCTCTCTCCGACAGGCAGGGTTCAGCTTGCTTTTTAGGCACGCCAGCCGGACATAACCATTTTTTTGATATGCTGGAAGTTGCTAAGTCTGAAATGGAGAATGGCTCTAAAGACTGGTATTACAAGGTTTGCCGTGCCAGCGAGACAGGGATTGTTAAGGAAGAAGAGTTAAAGGCAGCTAAGTTGTCTATGACCCCTGAGCATTATGAGCAGGAGTTTGAATGTTCGTTCACTGCGGCTATTATTGGCGCTTACTACGGGAAGCTGTTGGCTCAAGCTGATGAAGATGGTAGAATAACCAGAGTGCCTTACGACCCAATGTATCCGGTGCATACGGCGTGGGACTTAGGTGTTAACGATGCAACGGCTATTTGGTTCGCGCAAATCTTCAGAGGAGGTGCGGTCAATGTTATCGATTATTACGAGAGTTCTGGGGTTGGCCTCAACCATTACGCAGATATACTCTCAAAGAAAGATTATAATTACGGCGACCACCTCGCTCCTCACGACATTGAAGTGCGCGAGCTTGGTTCGGGTAAAAGCCGCTTGGAAACGGCTTACTCGCTCGGAATCAAATTCAGAGTAATTAAGAAGATGAAGGTAGCTGATGGGATTAACGCAACCAGAATGCTAATCCCTAAATGCTACTTTGACAGGGATAAGTGCCAAGAAGGTGTAGACCTTCTGCGCGAATACCGTCAGGAATGGGATGAAAGACGGAAAGTGTTCCGTGACCATCCTCACCATGACTTTACCAGCCACGCGGCTGATGCGTTTAGGTATTTAGCTATTGGGTTAGAAAACCGCGCTAACTTTACTAAACCTCCACAACAGGTAGCTATGAATGATTACAACGTGTTTGGGGTTTGAAGAAAACCCTGTCATGATTAACTTGGCTGTTCACAGCCTACTTTCCAGAAGTCCTTACCATAGGAACTGGGAAGAAGAAGATTATGAGAGATGTATAGCGCCTCCGCTGCATTTACAACAGTTTTTAATTGTCTGGAAAAACAATAAGCCTATTGCTCTTGTCACATGGGCTTTTCCAGAAGAACAACACATTTTTACATACAAGATGTTGAATATGTTTCCGGCAGATGGATTTTATGGCGAAGGGCCAGACCCGTGGATAATTGACTTTATTTGCCTTTCGGGCAAAGAAGATGTATTATTCACATTTAAGGAATTGAAGCGGTACTTCATGTACCTAGGCTATGACCGATGCTTTGGGCTGAGGACTGAAACTGGCCGTGTTGGAAAACATATTTTGAATGGATAGGAGTTAAGATATGGGCGGTGGTTCTGGTGGCGGTGGTGGTGCAGAAAGAATTTCGACATCAAAAGCCAAGACTCAATTAACGGCAAGGCAGAAAGCTATACAGAATAGCACCTTAGCCAAGACCCCCGGCATTGGTAATGCTTTGGCGATGGCTATGGGTAATCTAAGTTTGTCTTCACAGCAAAAAGCGTTAGACCAAGGCGGCACAGCAATAGCTGTTCCCGGCACATCTTATGCCCCTCAAGGTCAGGCTTATACAGAAGCACCCGGCATGAAGTCTAGTGCAAAGAACGCTGGGCAAAGATTTTCTGTAGGTTCTCAAGGAAGACCGTCTCAGCAAGGGCCGACCGGAAGTATCGGCGTGTATTCAGCGACAAAGCCCGGCAATCAGTCTGGGATGGGTTATGTTGGTGATGTTGCTGGCGTTAGCTTGACAAAGCAAGTGTTTGGAAAAGATTTCACAACATTTACTGGCAAAACTGGATATAGCCCGACAGGGGAAAAGCAGCAAGAATCGCCGGGCGGCGGCAAAGACACAACTACACCTGTTGCTCTAGAACCTGAGCAAGAGATTGTATCACCTTCTGAAATGCTTCCGGGGGAAACACCGGAGCAGTATCGTAGGCGTACTAGGCGTCTTGGTGGTGGCAGCGTCCTTGAAGGCGGCGGCGTTTTATACAAGTAGGGATGTTCTAATGGAATTGTCTGAAAGAAATCTAATCTTAAACACTTTGAAAGAGGCAAAAGAAATGCCTCACGAAGAGTGGAAGGGTACTCCGGGATACCCGTATATATTTGAAAAGGGTGAAAATTCTGCCTTTGGGCCGTATCAAATTCAATACGGTCTTATGGAAGATGTTCAAGAAGACATAAATGGGCTGTCAGAAGCTTCAGGTATTGACGTTCCTGACGGATTTGAAGACTACCTTGCAAAATTAATATTAGACTCCAAAAGCAAAAGAAACCTTAGCTTAGGCAGAAAGGTTGTTGACGGAAGGCAATTAGAACCAGAAGTTTATGGCCCAACAAAAACTGGCACAATAAGTAGGGAAGACCACGAAAAATACTACCAAACCCTCGCTCACTTAGCTCTGCAACAAAAGATTTTGTACATACCTGACAGCGAAGAGATAAATATATACAACATTGCAAAGAAGTGGCATGGGAATGAGAGTCCTGAGGCCAATGAAGCTTATGCAAAAATTGTTGCTACGAAATACGAAGAGATGAAGGCTCAAATGCCTACTGAAGAGCCTATGATGGAAACTGCTCCCGAAGAGGAAGCTCCTTTAGCTACTCCTCCGGGACAAGGCGGAACAACAATCCCGTTTATTCCAGATTACCTTTATGGCTTGCCGCCTGAACAATACGCCAAGTTAGAGCCAAATGAACAAGAGTCTATTAAGTCTTTTGCTGCAAATGCCAGCGATGAAGAGCGAAAAAATGTCATTGACGCTGCTCAAAGACTAGCATCCACTAGGGAAGTTGTTGAAAAATATGGGGAAAATGTACAGCCTAATGTTGCGCAAGCTAACATTGAAGCTGCTCGTTACTTGACGGCTGGAATGATGTACAGGGATGGCGGCGATGATATGGCTGCTCTTGATGATGAGAACGCTCGTAAGGTGTTTTTGTCTGGGCAGGAATCCAACGTCACAGACCCTATATTGGCGAGGCGTAGGGGCAAGAAAGCCAACGAAGGTGCTATGTTGTTGGCCGGAAACTTTAGACAAAATGATGCGTCATCAATTCTTATGGTTGACCAGATGCAAGCAAGGTCAAGCCAAGAAGCAGCTCGAACATCTTTTAATCGCGCACCTTCAACATCAACAATCTTTCAGGCTCAGCCAACAAGAACAATCTTTCAAGCGCCACCAGCAGCACCCCCTAGCACAGAAGATTTTATTGAAAACGTAGATTTAATCAAACCCGGAATAGTATAGGTAGCATCATGTCATTTTTAACACCAAAAGCTCCCCCACCACCCCCACCCCCTCCACCCCCTCCGCCTGAACCGGATATTGGCAAAGCTACGGCTTTGGCAGAAGAGGCTATGATGGCGAAAGAGAAGCGGCGTAAGGGTACTGGCTCGACCATTGTTGCAGGCGCTCTCGGCGATACGGCTGCTCCGACAACCAAAAAACCAACATTGATGAGTTAGATTATGGCTAAAGCTGAAGACCTCATAAAGCGTTACAACAGCGCTAAGACACGCAGAGATACTTGGGATACCCATTATCAAGAGCTTGCTGATTATATGCTGCCACGCAAGGCAGACATTGTTAAGAAGCGTTCTCGCGGTGAGAAGCGAATGGAGTTTATTTATGACGGCACAGCTTTACAGTCCATCGACTTAATGGCTGCGTTCCTTCACGGGATGTTGACAAGCGGCAGTGCGCCTTGGTTTCATCTTGACCTAAAAGATGAAGATGTTAACCGTGATGATGAAGTGCGTGAATGGCTGCAAGACACCAGTATGCGTATGATGCGAGCATTGAACCAGTCTAATTTTGAGACTGAGGTTCATGAGGTTTATGTTGACTTGGTTGTGTTTGGCACGGCTTGTATGTTCTGCGAGATGGATAAAGGCAGACTGCGGTTTAGCACACGACATATTTCGGAATACTATGTGACTGAAGACCAGTATGGCATGGTTGATGCCGTCTTCCGCGAATATGAAATGACAGCTTCACAAGCAGTAGAAAGATTTGGGTTAGAGAATGTCGGGAATTATATTGCTAGAATTTTTGAAAAGAACCCAGACGATGATGTCACCATCCTACACGCCGTACATCCGCGCACAAAAAGAGATGTCACAAAGGGCGATAAATCAAATATGCCTTTCATGTCCTGTTACATCAGCATGGAAGACAAACAGATTATTTCTGAAGGCGGCTTTGAAGAATTGCCGTATGTCGTGCCACGGTTCTTAAAAGCTACTGGCGAAGTTATGGGAAGAAGCCCGGCAATGACTGCGCTGCCTGACGTTAAGATGTTAAATCTGATGTCCAAAACAATCATTCAGGCCGCACAAAAGCAGATTGACCCACCTTTGTTAGTTCCTGATGACGGCTTTCTTTTGCCAATTAGAACACAACCCGGCGGTCTAAATTTCTTCCGGTCTGGCTCAAGGGAAACAATTACTCCGTTGAACACTGGTGCAAACATTCCTATTGGGTTGAACATGGAAGAGCAGCGACGTTCAGCTATTCGTTCTGCGTTCTATGTTGACCAGATTCTTTCCTCTGGCTCACCAAGCATGACGGCTACTGAAGTCATGCAAAGGCAGGAAGAGCGGATGAGGGTTATTGGCCCTGTGCTGGGAAGATTGATGAATGAGATGCTGCGGCCTCTAATTGACCGTATCTTCTCATTGATGCTTCGTGCCAATATGCTTGCGCCAGCACCTGAAGTATTGCAGGGGCGCAATGTGGATATTGAATATGTATCACCTCTTGCTAAGGCTCAAAAGGCAACTAGCCTGAACAACACAATGAAGGCTCTTGAGATACTCATGCCTCTGTCTGAAGCTTTACCTGTTGGCGACCACATTGACCCTGACGGGTTAGTGCGCCATGTCACCGATGCGTTAGGTGTGCCTAAGACAACAATGCGCTCAATGGCAGAGATTGCTGAGATGCGTGAACAGCGTGAAGCTGCGCAACAAGAACAGATGGAGCGCCAGCGTGAGCAAGAAGATGTCTACACAACTGCGCAAGCAGCGCAGGCGGTTCGTATGGTTGGAGGTAATCAGTGAAAGAATTAACGCAGCTTAGGGATATGTATAAGCAAACCTTTGGGACTGATGTTTCCAAGAAGGTTCTAAAAGACCTTGAGGCCCGTTGTAATTGGAGGGCTTTAAGTTATGTGGCTGGCGATGCTAATGCCACAGCTTTCGAGGAGGGTAAGCGAGCGGTTATCCTCCACATCTACAACATGATGACAGAGGAGTAACTATGTCAGAAGAAAATGTCGAACAGGTAGCCCAGCCTGAAACTACGCTGATGGAAACACCAGCGGAAGTGGCGCAAGGCGGGTCTGGTAACGATTTTCTAGGAATGATTCCAGAAGAATTGCGTGACCACCCTAGCCTATCCCCAATCAAGGATGTTGAAAACTTAGCTAGGTCTTACGTTAACGCACAAAAACTTATTGGCGCGGATAAGATTCCATTGCCAGTTAACCCAACAGATGAAGACTTAGACCGAATTTACTCTCGGCTTGGTCGCCCAGAAACATCTGATGGCTATGAGATTAAGGCTGATGGCAACATCATTACAGAGGATATTGCTAAAGAATACTCTGACATGGCTCATAAGCTACGGCTAAGTCCACAGCAGGCAAGCGGTATTCTTGAGTATTATCAATCACTTGCGTCACAAAGTGAATCCGGCATGGAAGAGCGAGATGCACAAGTTATGCAAGATACTGAGTTGTCTCTAAAGAAAGAATGGGGCGATAATTTTAGCAACAAGCTTTCCATGGCGAAGGAAGTTGTCGAATCCTTTGGCTCTTTAGAGATGCTGGATATGCGTTTGGCTGACGGCACTAAGGTCGGCAACCATCCAGATTTTATCAAAGCATTTGCAAAAATGGCGGATTTTCGTCATAATATGACAACTGAAGACACTGTTGCGGATGCGCCAATGGCTCGCACTCTAAGTAGGCAAGCAGCTCAAAATGAGATTGATGCCATTATGAATGACAAGTCACACGCATATTGGGACAGAAAGAATGTTGTTGGACGCCAACAGGCAATCCAGCGGATGCAAGAATTGATGGGCATGGTTCATGGATAAGCTTGATAAAATCCAGACACGCCTAGACTGTTTGCGTCTTGCCATAGAATTTGGTTCTATGCGAGACGTATTAAATCCGGCTTCACTCGCAGATAAATACTATGAGTGGGTCATGCAGGGTAGCGATGAAAGTCGTCCTGTTGACAATCGGAAAGACGATAGCCACAGGGGGGCTAAAAATCCCAGAAGCGTCCGTAAGGGTAGCGCATCGCAAATGACAATCGCAACTTAGTAGAACAAGAGGTTTATTATGTCTACACAAGTAACTACCGCGTTTGTCCAACAGTATTCTGCTAATGTGCAGATGCTATCACAGCAGATGGGTTCTCGTCTGCGTGATGCGGTTCGCATTGAGAATGTTGTTGGCAAAAACGCATTTATCGACCAGATTGGTGTGGCTACGGCTCAGGCTCGTACAACTCGTCATGCCGATACACCACAGATTGACACTCCACATTCACGGAGACGTCTAACTTTGGCAGACTATGAGTATGCTGACTTGATTGATGACCAAGACAAGATTCGTATGCTCATTGACCCAACCTCAACCTATGCTCGCGCTGCTGCTGCTGCTATGGGTCGTGCAATGGATGATGTTATCATCGCCGCTGCTCTCGGCACTGCTGCAACAGGCGAAACTGGTTCAGGTTCTGCTACAATCACCAACAGCATTGCTAATGGCAATACCAACCTGACCCTCGCAAAACTGCGCGAAGCGAAGTATATGCTTGATTCAGGTGATGTTGACCCATCACTTCAGCGTTATATTGCTGTCGGCCCAAGCCAGATTCAGGCTTTGCTTGCTGACACCAACGTAACTTCAAGTGACTTCAACTCTGTCAAAGCGCTTGTTCAGGGTGAGCTGGATACCTTCATGGGCTTCAAGTTCATCATGACCAACCGTCTAACAACCAGCGATGGTTCTGAGACAGACGATGTTCGCAACTGTTTTGCATGGGCAGAAGATGGCGTTACCCTTGGATTGGGCAAAGACATCTCAGCTCGCATTGATGAACGTGCAGACAAGAGCTACGCTACCCAAGTGTACTACTGCATGTCTATCGGCGCAGTTCGCATGGAAGAGGCCAAAGTAGTCCAGATTGACTGCGATGAGTCTCCTGACTAAGTAGAGTAGGGGCGGTTCGCCGCCCCTTCTTTTTAGGGGGTTGTGTGAAATACAACAGTGACTTTAGATACGATTTGAAAGTTGGTCAGCTTCAAGAGAAATGGTTGGCTGATGTATTAGAGTCCAAGAAATTGGAGATAAAACGCGACTTCAAGGCTTCACAAACTGGTAGAGTGTTTGTGGAGTTTTTTTGTAGAGGCAAGCCGTCAGGCATATCAACGACAGAAGCTGATTTCTGGTGTTTTGTACTTGACGAGGAAACTGTTATAATACTGCCTACGGAAAAGCTTATTAAGCTTGTTGATGAGGCAAAAAAGTCCGGCAAGGTTGTGGCTGGCGGTGATAGTAATTTAAGCCAAGGCGCATTAGTCATGGTAGAAAGATTGGTAAAGTAATGGCATCAGTAGTTGATATTTGTAACGAGGCAATGGATTTGCTTGGCGCTGCTACCATTGCATCTTTAACTGAAAACTCAAAAGAAGCTCGCCTCTGCAACAGACGGTTCGAGACAGTACGGGATACTATTATTCGCTCCCATCCTTGGAACACTTGCATCCGCAGAACATCGCTTCCGCAAGACACTGCCACTCCTGCTTTTGGGTTTAGTTATCAATATACATTACCAACAGACCCGTATTGTGAGAGAGTGCTGTCGTTTTGGGATAGCAATGTTGATAGCGAGATTGCTGCTTATGACTCACGGGTTATGTTCAAGATTGAAGGCCGTAAGATTTTAACTAATGAAGCTACTTGCAAGATTACCTATCTAGCCAGAATAACTGACACCGAACAATATGACTCTTTGCTGCGCAGTAGCATTGCGCACGGTTTAGCTGCTGACACTGCTTATGCAATTACCGGAAGCACTACCGTTATGCAGACTATGCAAACGATGTTTAAGGAAAGGTTACGCGAAGCACGGTCTATTGATGCCATGGAAGGTATGCCGGAAAAGATGATTGCTGACGACTTTGTAAATATAAGGTTCTAATATGGCTCGCGTATCAACTATTGTCACCAACTTCCAAGCTGGCGAGTTCTCTCCGCGCCTAGAAGGACGCATAGATTTACAGAAGTATAACGGCGCTGCACAACAGATTAGCAATATGCTTGTCTTCCCACAGGGCGGTGTTACTCGCAGACCCGGCACATATTATGCAGGCTCATCAAAGAGCGGCGGTAAGGTACGCTTAATACCTTTTGAGTTTAGTGACGAGCAAGCTTACATTATCGAGCTTGGCGCAAACTATATGCGCTTTTATGTAGATGGTGGCTTGCTTTTGTCTGGTGGCTCTCCCGTTGAGGTGGCAACACCGTATTCAGTGACTGAGATATTTGAGTTAAATTACACTCAATCAGCGGATGTTCTGTACTTAGCGCATAAAGACCATCAGCCAGCAAAGTTAACGCGATTAACTGCAAGCAGCTTTACCTTGTCCGACATTGATTTTGTTGACGGGCCATATTTAGATGAGAACGCTACATCCACAACATTGTACGCATCAGCATCGACTGGCACGGTAACTATCACTGCTTCAGCAGCATTATTTACTAGTGATGACGTAGGACGCTATATCCGCTTCAGAGAAATCCTTGAGATTGAGCATGACCAATGGGCAGCCAGCACAAGCTATGCTGATGGCGAAAGTGTCCGTTATGATGGTCATGTGTATGAACAAGTGACAGGCTCAACCCAAACATCAGGCAACACACCTCCCGTGCATCTGTCTGGCATAGAAACATACGGTGCTATTGATTGGGAATACAAGCATGATGACACAGGCTATGTGAAGATTACTGCATTTACCAACTCAACCACGGTTACTGCTGTTGTGCAGGAAGATGACAAAGGTGTATCCGTTTTGCCAGACCATATTATTGGTGCAGCTAACGCAACAACACGTTGGTCATTAGGTGCTTTTGGTGGCGACCAAGGTTTTCCACGGGCAGTAGGTTTTTACGAACAGCGTTTGTATTTTGCTGGCACGGTAGGGCAGCCACAAACTATTTTTGGTTCTGTATCTGCTGACTTTGAGAACCACACCCCCGGCATTTTAGACGATGATGCAGTTAATATTACGATTGCTTCGGACAAAGTAAATGTTATTAAGCATCTGTTGCCAGCGCGGTTCTTGCAAATCTTGACGACAAGCTCAGAGTTCACCCTGTCAGGTGGAACAGGTTCTACGCCAGTAAGTCCCACAAATGTTAACGTGTTGCGTGAAACTACATTTGGGTCTGGGGATGTTAGACCTTTGCGAGCAGGCTCTACCACAATCTTAATCCAGAAGGGTGGCGAAAAAGTAAAAGAAGTTCAGTTTAGCTTAGACACTGATGGCCTTGTTGGGCGCGACCTTACTGTTCTTGCGGAACACCTAGCCAAGGGTGGATTAATCGACATGACTTGGCAACAAGAACCTGAGCTTATTCTCTGGTTTGTTCGCTCTGATGGTGTTTTAATTGGGCTTTCCTATGACCCAGCAAACCAAACAGTAGCATGGCATAGTCACGCATTAGGGGGTGTGGCAGAAGTAGAGAGTATTGCCAGTATTCCAAGCGGTGCAGAAGACCAAGTTTATATGTCTGTTAAAAGAATAATTAACGGCTCTACTGTCCGGCACATTGTTTATATGAAGCCAATTTACTTTGGCACAAACGTAGCAGATGCCTTTTACCTTGATAGTGGCTTAACATACTCAGGAAGCCCTACAACGACCATCAGCGGCCTTGACCACTTAGAGGGTGAAACGGTGCAGATTCTTGCTGATGGCGCTGCACACGCAGATAAGACCGTTTCAGGGGGCATTATAACGCTAGATAGGTCATCATCTACTGTCCACGTTGGGTATAGCTACAATTCAATTATTGAAACCCTGCGACTAGAAGGTGGTGCTGATGATGGTATATCTCAGGGCAAGATAAAAAGAATACACGGTGTCACTGTGCGCTTCTTAAACACTGTTGGCGCAGAACTTGGGCCTGACGTCAACAACCTTGACCGCCTGCCTTTCCGGGACTCAAGCATGGCAATGGATGAGGCTGTGCCTATGTTCACTGGTGACAAAGAGATTGTTTTCCCATCGGGTTATGATAATGATGCCCGTGTGTATGTAAGACAGTCGCAGCCATTACCTATGTCTGTGCTTGCTATTATGAGGAGGTCTAACACATTTGATGTATAAGTTGAGGGGTTACGTCAAACAGGATGTATATGACATTGATGTTGGTTATGAATTTGATAGGCGATTGCTGGTTGAAGGCCAAACTACTTTAGGCAGCACTCTTATAGACGGAGAAACGGTATTGGCTACGGGCGGTATCCATATGATGTGGGAAGGCGTGGGAGAGGCTTGGACTCTTGTATCACCTAAGTTACGGGGCAATGGCCTTGTTTTTGCTCGTTATACAAAACGGATGTTTGATGATATAATTGAAGCTAACAACTTGCGCAGAGTTCAGGCTACGATACACGTTGACGATGAGGTTAGTCTTAGGTTTGCTTCATGGTTAGGCTTTAAGGATGAAGGCATTATGAGTAAGTATGGTGTTAACGGTGAAGACTATTTTAGAGTAGCGAGGGTAGCATAATGGAACCTTTTACCGCCGTAGCTGTTGGCAGTCAGGTTCTTGGTGGTGTTGCCGGGTTCAAGGGCAACCGAGCCGCAGCCAAGCAAGCTCAACAGATTAACGAATACAATGCTCAGGTTATTGAGAACGAAGGCATTCTTCTTGCTCGTCAGAAGCGTGAGAGTGAAGCTAGGGTTAGAGATAATGGTCGGCGTCTGTACGGAACGGCTGTTACTTCTGCTGCAAAGTCTGGCGTTCAAATTACAGGAAGCACATTCAAAGCCCTAGCTGACATTAAATACGGGATTGAAAAGGACGCGGCGTTTATTCAATACGCATCCAGTGTTGAACAAGCTAGAAAAGCAGCGGAGGCGGAACAAGCCAGAATAGAGGGTGCTGTACGTTCAGCATCGTATAGGACTGCTGCCGTAGGTTCTCTTCTTGGTGGGGTTACTGGCGCGGCAGGCACATCAGTTAACCTTGGATACACATCATTTTCTGACTACGGGATAGGATAAACTATGCCTCAAATACCTATTTATAACAGAGGGTTAGGCCCAACAGTAGAAATGTCGGCAGGCCAGTTAGCTCCGCGCTTGCAATCAGGCGTGTTCGAGCAAGCTGCGCTTACTCCGTTTGAAACCGCTCAAGATGTTCTTGGAAAAGTTTCTGAGGTTGCTAGTGCTTTTGAGAAGAAAAGGCAGGAAGTAGAGTTAAATAGGTTCGAGCAACAATACAATCAAACCATAGACAACATGGCTATGGAATTTGTCACTAGTGATGTTAGCAGAACCTTGACTGAATTTGATAGCAAGGCAAGTGGCTACTTTCAAAAAGAGCTAAACAAAATTGATGGCATCAAAAACTTACCTAGTTCTGTCAAAGCTAAACTAAAGTCTCAGTTAACTGCCAGAGTAGATTACCGTGTAGCTGACGGCAGGAAGAACGCATTTACTAGACAGATAGAAGATGACTCCAAACTTTACGAAGACAGATTAATTTCGTTGTTTAGGGATTGGTCTGACGCTGAGGGGCAAACTGTTGGCCCCGGTTTGTCAAAGCAAGACATCATTATGGAAGATATGCTTGAGGTCGTTAGGCAAGCTCAAGAAATTGGACTGCCAATGTCGGCAACCAAAGAAGACTTAGTTCTTTTTGCAGAAGCCGAGCGTATTAACCAGCTTATAATCTTAGACAATAAGTCATACGATGATGTTGTTGCCCTCTATGATGCTATCAGGCTTGGCTCAACATCTCGTTATGAAACTATGACACTTGAGGAGAGAGCAAAGTTAGCTGCCCCACTTGAATCGTATATAAACAAATTAGAAACATCAGAGTCCGTTAAAGCTATCACTATGGGTGATAACGCTATTGCTTCTATGATTCTGGATATAGGTAATTCTGGTAAATATATGCAAGACGGAATGGTTGCCGCAGATAGATTAGATATGCTTGGCAAGCCAACCCAAGCTCAAACCCTGCGAAACAAGTTAGAGGCTGCACAAACACAATTAGACGCGGCGTTAACTCTGGCCTTTGCTTCTCCTCAAGAAATAGCTGCATATAGAAAGAAGTTGTCTGATGAGGCGGATGAAGCGTTACGCACTGGTGTTGGCGCAGACATGGCAGTTTTAAGGCGTGATTCTTTCAATAAGGTTGTTGATGGTCAAGTAGCGGCAAAGGCTGAGGATATTGGCGGATATGTAGTTGACACCTACAAGATGCTTAATAATGGGCAAGCTCCAACTCGTTCTGAAATTATAAAGATGCAAAATCAAATGGGCATCCCGTTGTTCCAGATGAAGCCCTACACAAATACAGAAGCCAAGACTCTTAAAGAAACCCTTCCTGACCTTGATGCTGCACAAAGATTGCAGGCTACCCAAGAGTTCATGTCTCAGTTTCAAGGTGAAACCGTTACCTTTGAGAATGGCGAAACGCTGGATATTTATAATCTTGCTATGACTAACGGAATTAATGATGGATTAATAACATCCGCAATGAATGTTGCTATGCACGTTGGTGGTTCAAGCGCATTAGACGTTCTAAATGCTGAGGGCATTGATGAGAATAGTCTTGATTTAGCGCGAGAAGAAAAATCCGAAATTAACAATAGCGTTACAGATGAGATGAAAGATTTCTTTGCATCTTATATTGGTAGTGAATCTATTAACGGAATCCTAAGCAGAAGCGCAACAGACTCAAGAGTTAACTCGATGCTAGGCATTAGGGATGCCATTGTTAAATTAGCCAAAGTTAAAGTTGCGCTAAATGATATGTCCCCGTCTGCGGCGGCTGAAGAAGCGGCGTCTATTATATTGAAGTCGTATGATTTTGTAGAGCAAAACGGCAAAGTTGTTCGCATTCCTAGACGTATCCAAGTTGCTGACCGCGATGGCAGTAAAACTGGCTCTGATATTGCAATGGAAGTTTTGAACCAGCGTTTAACGGTAGACTTTATCGCAGAAAGACTACACATCCCACCGTCTAATTTTGGCTATGCCGGGACAAGAGAAGAGGCTGCCAGACTGTACGCTCAGATGATTGTAGATGATGGCGGATGGAGAACTAACACGGATGACACCGGAGTGATTCTTGTAGACAAATATGACAACGAAGTGATGTTTAACAGGAATGCGTTTGGTGACGAAGTTGATGGCGGAACTAGATTTGAGTTTAACTTCCAAGATGCCCTTGATGTTCGGAAGGCCGAGAAAAGGCTTGAGGCGCAGGCTGCACAAGACATCATTGATATTAATATGCAAATAAACAAGATTGATTTGGATGTTCGTGAAGGAAGAATGACAGTAGCTAATGGCGTGAACGCTAAACAAACCTTGGTGAGAGATTTGAAGGTGTTGCAAAATATGCAGGGTGGAGCAATTCCACCTTACCCAACGCAAGATATCACAGGATTTATAGAAGAGTATTTCCCAGACTAATGGCTATATTTACTGAACCACAACGCTATGATGCGGCACTAGCCAACAATTACTTTAACGAAGACAAGGTTGGCACGCTTGATGTTCTTGGCGCTACATTCGAGCAAACGCTGTACGAAAACCCAATGTCTGCATTAGGCAGGACAGTTGAGTTATATAACTTTAGCAATAAATACAAGAAGTTAACCCCAGAAGAATACAAGGAAAGCCAATTCTATCGTGAGGGAATAGAAGTCCCAAGTGACGGAATATACGAAGGCGCAGCCCTAATTCTTGCCGAAAGATACGACAACCGTATGCGGCGGCAGAGCGTGCTTAATCGTTCGCAGGGAGGCTTTTTTACTGGCACGGCGCAGTTTGGCGTGTCGCTTATTGGCAGTATGTTAGACCCTATCAATGTTGGTGTTTCATTTATTCCGTATGTAGGCCAAGCTAGATGGGCGCAGTTGGGTGCAAAGTCAGGCACAACAAAAGCGAGACTATTACGGGGCGGCGTTGAAGGTAGTATTGGTGCGGCAGTGGTAGAACCTTTAGTCTACGGCGCAGCCAAATATGAGCAAGACCCGAACTACACTCTCTTTGACAGCCTTATGAACGTAGCCATTGGTGGCGTTTTAGGTGCTGGCTTGCAGGCTGGTGGCGGTGCTATTGCGGATGCGATTAAGAGAAGCAACGCAAAGCATAGAGAAGTCTTTTTACGGACGGCAGTTGGGCAGTTAGCTGAAGGCCGACAAGTAGATATAGAGCCAGCATTAAAAGCAGACCCTAACTTACGCGAAACAGTTGATAGCCTAGGCCCGGCAGCTCCGCCTAGACGCGGCTTCTCCATGTTGTCGCCACAAAAGACGCGCAAAGTTAAGAACAAAGTTACCGGGGAAGTTACCGAAGTTGCATTTGGCTTACCCAACTCTTTGAAAATACTAAACAATCCGCCAGAGACTTTGCTTCAATTTATACGCAGAAATGGTGGCGTATGGACTCAAGAGAAAAACATTGGTGACATTATTCAAATCTTTGACAAGGATAGAAGCCTTGTTAATAAGGAACGTGGCGCGGTAGAAAAGAAGCCCGGACAAAAACGCATCTCTAAAAAGAAACTAGCAGGCGGTAAAACTCTGGATGAATTAGCAGAGCTTTTAACTGAAGCAGGGTTTTACACAGAGCGTCCAACTATTTCACAATTACTTGACGACATCTCAAGTGAAAAGAGGCAGGGTGTAAAAAAGCACTCTCAAATGGATGCCGACAAGGTGACTGAGTTTGAGAATGCTGAAGCCATGCTTGAGGAATTGTCGCGCAACGGTATTGACCCAACAGGGCGCACAGATGCTGAAATAAACGCCATACTACAAGAACAGGCGGAACTTCAGGAAGCTGGCGACCGTGTTCCAGTTGACATTCCTGATGGGCTGACAGAACAAGAGTTTGCAGACTTACAGCAAAGATTGCATGAAGCGCCGGATGAATATCCTGAGCTTGAGGACTTTGCTGATGAGCTGGAGGAAATGGACAAAGTAGATGCTTTATTCGATGAAGAAACTTTAGCCATAGACAAAGAGATTGAGCAGCTTGAAGCGCAGTTAGCTAGTGTTGAACCCGGAGTTATCCCAAGAGACATTCTTGATGAGGTTACAGCAGCGGCAGAACTTGAAAGAAAAGCGCAAAGCTATGACGAAGCAACGGCAGCAGCCGCGCAATGTTTGATTGGTAAAGTATAATGCAACAGTGTTTAGACGTTATTAAGAATGCTTCTCGGACAGCAGGCGGTGAGCTGCTTGATGAAGAGGCTATGGAAATCCTAGACTCTCTTTACAAAGAGTATGTCAAAACTGGCAATAAAATAACTAGTGAGTCACAAGTTGATGCGCTAAAAGCTAAGGCTCAAGAAATTGCTTTGAA